TGGTTTGATGCAGAGACTGAAGAGATAGCAAGAGAGCAGATGGATCTTCTGTCTGATAGGATGCTTTCTAATACTGTAATAGAAGATTGGAGTTATAACTTAGAGGAGACTGAAGAAACTGGTATAGGTGATATATCGAATGATAATGCAGGTACTTCTAAACACCACCTATTTGATAACAATGATACATAACACAGATGCTATGGAACAAATGAAAAATCCTCTTAGTCCAGTTAAGATGGTAAGAGAAACTTACTCTCGCTGGTTACAAAAGAATATAACTGAAGTTCAAGTTCAATTTAAGGATGAAGAACCTGCATGGATACCTTATGACACCCTCCTTGCAATGATGGATTGTCATATAAGTGAGTGGACTTAAATTATGAGAGATGAACTGTTAGAACTATTAAAAAAGGATGCTTATAAGAAGGGCGAGTATACCCTTTCTTCTGGTAAAACCAGTGAGCATTATGTTAATTGTAAACCAGTAACACTAAGTGGTAGAGGTCTTACTCTTGCTAGTTTGCTGATGTTAAAGGAGGTTAAAACTTCCTATGTTGCTGGTCTTACATTAGGTGCTGATCCATTGGTAAGTGGTGTATCATTAGTATCTGCTCTTGATAGTAGATTAGTGAATGGTCTTATTGTAAGGAAAGAGGCAAAGGGTCATGGTACACAGGCATGGATAGAGGGATTGCTACCACCTGAAGGAACTGTCATCACAGTATTAGAAGATGTAATTACTACTGGTGGTTCTGCTATCAAAGCAGTAGAGAAATTACGTGATGCTGGTTATGTCGTGAATACTGTTGTTTCTATCGTGGATCGACAGGAAGATGATGAAGCAAATTCTGCAATGAAATTGTCAGGATTAGAACTTAAAAGTCTCTTTACATTAAATGAAATAGCATCTATATAATAATAGTTTGTATAGAAGATCACAATGGCAACTATCACTTTACAGTCACCTGATGGATCAACAGAAACCTTTGAATGTGATGAAGATACTATAATTTTAGATGCACTAGAAGAGGAAGGTTTAGATCATCAATCATCATGTAGATCTGGTGCTTGTTCATCATGTGCAATGAAACTTGTAGAGGGAACTGTGAATCAAGAGGAACAATCATTCCTTGATGATGATCAATTAGAGGATGGCTATGTATTAACTTGCGTTGCTTATCCCACTTCAGATGAGATTACATTACTCACAGAGCAGGAGGAAAATCTGTACTAAATATTAGGTTAGTACAATTACTTACTTTATTTTGAAGGACAAGAAAGCAGCAAAAAAATTATTAAAACTTGCTAAAAAACATCCTGACTGGTATACTGAACAAGATGTATATTATGCCAAACAAGTTAGAAAACAACTTAAACAAAAGAAACAAGTACGAAAGGAGAATGAATTGAATGACCAAGGAGTACACTGAAAAAGAATATTGGGAAGGTAAAGTTCCTGATGAACTATTTGAAGAATATTTAAAGAAATATGGTTATGAATATACTCCTACTGATTACAGCAAAATTCCATCACGTTATTAATCATGGCACTATCACAACAAACATTAGATTATCTACTTGAAGCAGAGGGTAGTATTAGATCAGCACTTAAATGTGCTGCGGTGAATGAAAAACCTTTGGTCATAACTCAAATATCTAAATTATTATATGATATTGAGCATATGAAAGAGTTTGAGAACTTACAAGATATTGTGGAGGATGCGATGAAGAATCGTGACGAATGATTACGACAGTCTAAAGACATTATAAAGTTTATAGATAAATCATATAACTATGTTATAATATCAACACACACCACCATAAAACTATGATTAACTTAGACGAACGATACCATTCTTACTTAGACGGAAGCAAAAAAATGAGAATAGATGGTATGGAAGAAAAAGTTAAGGCATATGGTTGGCACTGTGACGGTAATGATATATTAGGACATTATGTAACAACAGAGAATTATCGGTTGACATATAATATGCAAGGAGTATTCACAAAGATGGTTCCACTGAGAGAACTGGCACAAAATGTTGCAAGGTAGTTTTTTGGTGTGTTATACTATTAGTACATAAGAAATTTAAAATGAAAATAGCACTTGCAGCATTGTTGGCATTAGCACCAGTTCCATCTCTTGCTAGTCCTGTTCCTAATCATTTTCAAGCAGGGTATTCATCAAGTAGAACTTGTTTTAGAACAGAATATAGAGAGGAATATATTCCAGGAACAGCAGATAATCCTGGTTATGTAAAGTCGTGGAATGATACTTTAGAAGTTCCATGTAGAAATAGGCATGTAAGTTCAGAACCAAGACCATATCGTAGGCATGTGACTGTCTATGAGGATGTAGATACTAATGATTGTTCTGAAGGCACGATTGCTGGTGGTTTAATTGGTGGAGGACTAGCAACTGCTATATCAAGAGGTAAAGACCAGTGGTGGGCAATTCCTACTGGTATTGTGACGGGTGCAATGATTGGATGTGATATAGACGGAGGTTGATAGGGGGGTCGCCTAAAGTGTTACTATTTTATATGATGATTTTATTATGATACTGAATGTTAAGATGAACATCTATTTTGTTTGCTCTCCTGATCGTAAGGTTTTTGCTTATGGTCAGACTACAAGATCTTATCAGGAACGACATAAAGATACTGATTGGAATAAACTAAGAACCTACCTAAGAGCAAGGGGTGAGGATGTAATATTACTTGCATGGTATAAAAATGTAAATATTCAGGATCATGATATTCATAAGTATCTAAAGAATGATGTTGCTGGTATTCCTTTTCCTCGGAGAGGTGAATGGTCTGGTTATGATTCACAGATGCATACTCTGGAGAGTATTCAGCATTTAGTTGAAAAGGAGTTCTTTATTGATAGTGTAAGGAAAGATCTTACTCTACGTCCTGCACAACAAGAATTTCTTACTAAGATTAATTCAAATTGGGAACAGTGGAAAGAATTTATTCTCTTTGCAAAATGTCGTGTAGGTAAATCTATTATGCTTCTTTCTCATATTGTAGAAAGGAGAAGTAAATTAAATTTAATAGTTGCACGGTTTAATTCTCCTAAACAATCATGGGAGGATGATATTAAAAAGTTTCAACAGTTTTCCAATATTCATTTTATCAATCTTCAAGAGGAGAGAAATTGGAAGGAACAGATTGAGTATTGGTATAAGACAGATAAGCAGATTGTTCTGTGGTCTACTGTTCAGGGGATGCAGAAGAAAGATCTACCTTATGATGTGGATCTATTAGTATATGATGAAGCACATGTAGGATATGGATCTTCTGAGTGGGTTAAATTAAGAGAGAAAGTAACGTGTCCTGTCGTGTATATTTCTGGTACAGCATATAAGTTTATAGAAGAGTTCTCCGACTCTCGAAGATTTGTTTACTCGTATTTTGAAGAGCAACGAGATAAAAAGCTAGGATTAATTGATGCACCTTCAATGAGGGTAATTGTTGCTAAGTATGATACTCCTGAATATCAGAAACTATATGGGAATGATCCTGATGCCATGAATAATACATTCTCAATGGATGATGATAAGGTTAAGTTTATTGAACCTTCTGTAGTTGCTGATTTTATGAAGATATTTGGTAATCAAAGAGAATTAAGACCTAAAGATAGATTACTTAGAAATGCAACACATATTATGTCAACATTTTCATCTGTTGCGGTATGTCATGCGTTGGTAGAATATTTTAAAGGAACACGATTTGCACCTTTAGTTGTTACTGGAGACACTGATGAGGATGCTAAAAGTATTAATAAACATATTGAAGAGAATCCTACAGGAAGTATTATTTTAACTCGTACCGCTAATGTATTAGGTTTAACTGCATCTAAGATTGATACTATTATGAATTGTGCAGAAGGGAGTTCATTAGAGTTCTGGACACAGTTTGCATTTAGAGGTGGTAGTTCTAATCAAGATTGGGATGTAATTGATATGGTTCCGCAACGCTGTGTTCATTCATTAAGACATGCTTATTTAAGTGCATGTGAATTGAATCCAGCAGTTAAAGATTATGAGTTATTGGATTATGTTTCTGTTACTGAATGGAATAATGGGTTTAAGGAACTTAATTATGATGATATTTGTCAGATTTTATCTGCGGATGTGAGTAACACACCCAAGTTAATTTCTACAATTCCTCTTGATGTAACTAAACTTGCCAATGTGAAGTTTGAAGAGTTTATCAAACCAATGGGTAAAGAGTTGACAAAGGCATATACTATTAATGATAATGGTGCTAATGGTAAGAGTAATTTAAAGGCAAACATTGAAAATAAATTCTCTACTCAACACGAAAGGACTGATGTAGTGAAGAAGGTAGAAACTATTAAAGCATGTTTGGAAAGATTTAGTATCGTCATCTTTCATATGATTAAAGAAGGTAATAAACCTAATGATGTGTATGATATTATTAATTCACCTCATTATGTGTATGATACTAATGATAAACATGGATATGTTTTGGAAAGTATCAAGGAAGATGTTATTTCTCCTAATATATTGTCAAATAGAATAAGTCAAGCATCTGTGGATATTAGAAATAGCATGAATAATGATATATGTAAGACACTTGAGGTTCTGTCTACTACCAGACAGTCTCAACAAAGTGTTCCTGTAGAATACTTTGTAAAGATGCTTCCATTATGAAATTATTCATTGCTGGTGATCCTGTAGGAAATCATTCATTGATTTCTATTCAAAAGGGATATAAACCAGAGAATATCTATGTATGGGAGAATGATCCCACTCATACCTATGCAATTAGGCAAATATCTGATAGAATAAATGTAGTTGACAACCTTAATTCTTGGGACAATATGCACTTTACTGCATCCACTGGCAATCCACCTTATACTGATACTTCTACAGTTCAGGGTGCTACTATGGGTGGATGTGCTGGTGCATTAGATACAGTTTTTTATGAATGGTCTATGGATCATTCGGATTATGTGTCTCAAATTATTAGAGCAAAACATTTTGCTAAATCATCATCAAGGTTTAGAAAGAAGTTATTTACAACTCCAGGACTTGTATCAATAGAGGCACTTTCAGAGTCTGTATTTCCGTCTATTAGTCTTACTCCAACTTGCATTGTTACGTGGAAACGTGGTTATAATGGTTTATCAAAAATAAAATATCTGGATGGATCAGTAAAAGACGTTAAAGTAAATAAAGATACCTGTCTTAAATTTAATAATCCAGATTTTTCTGCTGATGTTCCTAATAGTATTGCATATAGGTATCAGCGTGGGGATTTGCCTCTTGTTAAGTTAAAAGAAGGTGATTTTCCAATGATTACTACAATGGGTGGATTTGGTGGTAATATGCAAGTTAAGAAGGTTCATATATCTCAATTTAAGTGTTGTATCAATCAACATGGTGTTGTAATGAATAGTAAATATGGTGGTAAAGGATTTGGTCAAATAAGAATTAAACCTTATAATCATGCTATTAGTGGATCTACTATTATTTTAAAGACTTCTTCTGAAGAGGAGAGTGAGAGATTATTGGAATATCTTAATACTTCAGAAATAAAGAGGATTGCTATAGATAATAAGATTTCTAATGCTCTTACTAAAGAACTTTTTAGAACTATACCTGATATTGTATGAGAAGAAATGAACATAATAAGAATGTAGGATCATCAATTGAGAGAACTGATGATAGGATTAATTCTACAAGTGAAGTCTTTACTCCAATGAAGATTTGTGAGGAGATGATTAGAAAAATGCCAGAGGAATATTTAAAAGATCCAAAGTCTACATTTTTAGACAATTCTGCTGGTAGTGGTAATTTTATAGTTGCATTATTAAATAGATTGAAAGAATATCATACAGAAAAACATATAGTAGATAATATGCTGTATGCTGTAGAATTAATGGAAGATAATCATAAAGAATTATGTGATCGTGTAGGGGTTTCTACTACTCATCCTCATTATGTTTGCCATGATGCACTTACTTATGATTATACTTTTGGAGAACTTCAAGGTGTAGAGAAATATATGGGGGGGTCGTCTAAAGTGTTACTATAGTGTAAGAGGCAACTGAGTTGGTTCTACTGCCCGAAACATCAACTGTATCATAGAACCTGATGCCAGTGCGACTCTGGCGACAGTTGATGTAGTAGGGGTTCAGGTGTAAGCGATTCCCAGTAGGTAAA